TTGGTCAAATGATTGCGCAGTACGCGGCACTCCAAGCGCTGAAAATGCTCGGCATCGGCGCAGAGACTTCCGCTGTCGTGGCGTCCGAGGCTACTAAATCTGCGGCCAGCGTTGCCGGGACTACTGTTGCGGCTTCGGCCAGCATTGCCGCGACCACAGCCACTACCACTGCACAGGTCGCAGCAGCAGGTACTACGGCTGCCGCATGGTTACCGGCTGCACTGGTGGCCTCGATCGGTTCGTTTGGTGCAGCGGCGGTGGTCGGTGGTGCCGCGCTGGTCGCCGCTTATGCGCTGATAGGCGGCAGCTTTGAGGGCGGCGGTTACACGGGCAGCGGACCACGCTCTGGCGGTCTGGACGGAAAGGGCGGGTTCATGGCCATGATGCACCCACAAGAAACCGTCGTAGACCACACCAAAGGCCAAAGCACTGGCGGCGGCAGCGGGACTGTGATAAACATCAACAACGCGCCGCCAGGCACCCGCACGGAAGAGCGCACAGACAATAAGGGCCGACAGGTGGTTGACGTATTTCTGGCTGACATATCAACTGGAGGGCCAATGTCTAAAGCTATGCAAGGCACATATGGACTCAAAAGGCAGGGACGATAATGGCAACCAAATATTACCCGAGCTACCTACCGGATCCGCTGCGTGACAATTACGACATTCAGCACACAAGCCCCTTTGTTCGAACCACAATGTCAACCGGCAGGGCAAGACAGCGCAGGACGTTTACTTCTACGCCTTCGATGGTGACGCTGACCTGGTACATGAAAGGCGACACGCAAGCGCAACTGTTTGAGGCGTGGTTTAAATATGAAATCACAGACGGCGCGGACTGGTTCAATATTGATCTGAAAACGCCAGTTGGCAACTTTGTGCCTTATGAGTGCCGGTTCATGGAGATGTATTCAGGGCCAACCATTGACGACGCACGGAACTGGCGATTCAGCGCACAGCTTGAAATTCGCGAGCGTCCGGTATTGTCGAAGAATTATTGGCTGTATGGTCAAGAGTTCATTCAGGGCGCCGGCATCATCGACATAGCCCTTAACCGAAATTGGCCCGAAGCATGAGCAATAACGAAATAATCGACATGGCCATTAACTGGCCGCAACGTTACGCAGTGATCGACCTTGCGCTGTGCAAGTGGTGGCCTGCATGAGCATCATACAAACAGTCTACGCTTCAGCACCTGCTCAATACGTTATCTTGCCGACTCTTGAAATATTAGTGCCCAATGAAGATGCTATAAGGGTAGTGGCCGCTTATGAAGATGTAACCGTCACACTGGAAACAGCCGAAACCGTTACGTTTCTAGCGGGCCCGTTTGAGTTTAAGCGTCCCGAGAAGTCAACACGCGGAAACCAGACGCTTAGCATTGCGATTGCTAACGTGACAGGCGAGGCTCAGAAGGCCGTACAAAGCGCGATGGAGTCAGACCTAGAAGTGCCTGTAATCTATCGCGAGTACCTGTCTACAGACCTCACAGCGCCTGCAATAACGCCTATCAAGATGACGCTAAGAGGCGGAACATTTGAAGGTATCATGGTGCAGATTGAGGCCGGTTATTATGACTTGCTTGGCACTGCATGGCCGCGCAAACGTTATGTGTCTGAAGACTTCCCAGGGTTGCGCTACTTATGACACTCGATGACCTATTAGCCATACCGTATATCTCAAATGGCCGCAGCGCAGAGGGTGCTGACTGTTACGGACTCGTGCGCATGGCCCGCGTTTACCTGTTTGATAAGCCTTGGATGACAAATCACGGGGCCGTTGAAGGCATGGACAAGCGAGCCCTGACCAGTGCAGTGGCCGAAGAGTCAAAGCGTTACAGACAGGTCAGCCCCTACCCTAGCGCGATTGCCACAGCATGGCGCGGGTTTCTGTGTACCCATATTGCAATCGTTGTGGATGTTGACGGCCGGCGAATGATCTTGGAAACTGATGAGCCTGGAAAGGGCGGTAATGGCCCGCGTCTGGTAAACTTGCGTCACTTTGAGCAACGATTCCTGAAGGTTGTCTATTATGACGATTAAAGTCTATTCAAGCATTATGCCGGGCGAGCCGGATGATGTTTATAGTGACCATGATATAACCATCGAGCAGTGGGTGTTAGGCCAATCGCCAGAGTATAAGCGCGGCGAAATACAGCCGGTTAGTTGCTCTGTGAATGGCGTGATCATAAAGCCGATTGACTGGCCGCTTGTCGTTATTCGCAAAACAGATAATGTTGAGTTTCGGGTGGTTCCGAGGGGGGGCGCGCTTGGAAGTGTTTTGAGCTTTGCGTTTCCGGTTTTTTCTTTAAACATTGCTGGGGTTCAGGCGGCTTCAGCTCTTTTCTCACCATCAATACCAGGCCAACAAGGCCAAGGCCAGCAAGGCGCAAGGTCTAATCCAGCAGACGCAAAAGCCAACGTCGCCCGCTTAGGCGAAGGCGTCTCAGAATTGTTAGGCCGATATATCCGTTATCCTGATTACCTGAATGCGCCGCGCAGGCTTTATCAAAATACAACCACTCAGGTTCTACGCTTGATGTTGTGTGTGGGCGTTGGGCGTTACGAGATCAACCCTTCAAATATTCGAATTGGCGAGACAGCCATAGGCGATATAAGCGGGGCGTCTTATCAACTATTCGAGCCAGGTGTTAGCGTTGCTGGAAATCCGGCGCATGAAAACTGGTATACAGCGCCAGAGGTGGGAGGCACATCGTCTAGCTCAGGGTTGCGGCTCAAGGGCGTTACATTTGACGAGCGCAGCTACAGCGGCTCCGGTGCTTCAACATCTGGCGACGTGCTAAGTTCAATCGTAGTTAAAGGCCGCTGGAGCGTCGGAATATCTGGCATCGTTAATATCGAGCAATCGGTTAGCGCGGCTGGCAACGTTATTACTGGAGCCTTTCAGCACCTTGTTGTGGGGCAAACTGTTAATGTTGAATCAACGCTTGCGGTAAACGGGACTTACGTTGTCGCAACACTTAACGCCGCAAAAACAGAGCTTGAACTGGAAACCGTTGGCGCTGTGGCGGTTACACCCACTGCCGGCGCTGGTTTTATGACGATTGACAAAGCCGGAACAGAATATGTTTTGTCTGAAATCATAAGCACCACGGCTATTCGGCTGGAGCGCGTATTGACGGGTGGGGATGTGGACCCAGATTGGGCCAATACATTGCCGCAGCTTGGCAGCGCGTCTGTTGATATAGCATGGATAGCCGGCGATCTTGTCAGCGAAATTATCGGGCCGTTTGCTGCCTGCCCAAATGGAGAGGAAACACAGGCGGTTGAGATTGATGTATTCGCACCTCAGGGGCTTGGCACGATTGATGGAGATGCCGTTAATTATCGAAGCAGGACAGTAAGAATACGGTGGAGAGAAATTGGAACCACAACATGGACCGTACAAGACCAAACGGTTTCAGGCGCAACACGCGATCAGCTGGGCTGGACGTTTTCCGTCTCTATGCCTGCATCGATAAGGCCAGAGATTGAGGTGGTACGGGTCGGCGCTGAAGACACGGCACTGGAAGCGCTTGACCGCCTAGAGCTGACAGCCATGCGCTCTAAACTGCCAACAGTCACCAGCTATCTAGGCGTCACAACCATAGCCGTCACGATAACAGGCGCTGACGACATTGGTGGGCAATCTAAAAATAAGATCAACTTGGAGGCAACACGCAAGCTTGAGCCGGTGGCGGGCGGAACAGAAACGGCTACCCGATCCATTTCAAGAGCCGCGGCATACGTTGCCAAGTCGCTTGGCTATGGCCTAGACCAGATTGACGTTAGCGAGCTTGAAAGGCTTGATACGCTTTGGATTGGTCGCGGTGATACGTTCGATTACGTGTTCAGCTCAGGCACAGCAAAGGACGCCATAGACACGATACTGCGGGCAGGCTATGCAGAGATGACGCTCGACAACGGTGTCATCACTCCCGTACGCGACGAGACTCGCACCCAGTATGAGCAGGGCTATAGCCCTGAGAATATGACCGCACCACTGCAACGGACTTTCACAGGTAAGCAGCCAGGCGAACCGGACGGTGTAGAGGTTGAGTATACCAAAGCTGGGACATGGACCACTGAAACGGTGAACTGCTTTCTGCCTGGCGATCAAGGCATAAAGATGGACAAGATCAAGCTTGAAGGCGTCACCGATGAAACGAAAGCTTGGCGTATCGGAATGCGCCGTAGACGCGCACAACGTTACCGCCGCTGGTCTTACAGTTTTAGCACTGAGCTGGACGCCTTGAACAGCAGTTATATGTCGTACGTGCCGCTGGTTGATGATGTTCCGAGCTATGGCAATGTGGCTATTCTGGAATCTATCAGCGCTGACCGTATAACCGTATCAGAGCCGCTAGTGTGGGAGTCTGGCGTTAGCTATGTCGTGGCTTACAGAGACGAGGCAGGCGACACGGTAGGGCCGTTTACTGCAACGCAAGGCGGCAGCGACTATGAAGTGCTGGTGAGCATTCCGCTGCCATACCCGTTGGTTAACCCTGGCGACAGAGAGCCGACACATGTTTATTTTGGGCCGGTTGACCGCTGGAACTTTCCGGCTTTGATAACTGAAATATCGCCACGTAACCAGCTTGAAGTTGCTGTCACTGCAATTAATTACGATGCACGTGTATACTTGTCCGATGACGAAAGCTTATAAACAAGCAAACGATTCACAGAGGTTTACTGTATGACTACTTATAACACCGGCAACCCGATTGGCTCAACAGAACCGCGTGATCTTTCGGACAACTCAGAAAACTTTGATAACTTGATTAATGGCGTTAACTCTAGCTATAACGACCGGCTTGGCATCGCACGCAAAAGCTGGGCAGGCATAGAAGCGCAGGTATCAGAATTTTTCATTGGCAGCGCTTACGAGTTTGTGGGTGACTATGCAGCCGGAATTGAGTTAACACGTTATTCGCAACTTGTGCGCGATGCAGGCGAGTTTTGGCGCGTGTCTGGGTCTGTCACGCTGCCGTATACTACGACCGGCGCAGGGCTTCCAGAGGGTGGTTCATTTGTTGCTGTTGGTGATGCATATCTTAGGCAATCCCTTGCATCCCAGACAGCAGGCCAAGGCGCATCCCTAGTAGGAATGGAAGGCGGGCCAACGGTTGAGGCTGCTGTTACTCAGGCGG